TCTTCCCAGTTGTCAAAAATTACAAAGTCACCATGAGCATCCACCAACTTGTATCGGTGACGAATGTATGGTTCTTTGGACGTTTCGGTAAAATACCGAGAGTCCTTCTTATCAATCAGTTTCATACCCATTCTGGTTTACGTTGTGGCACACGAAGATAGTTGTCCTTCACCCAGGGTTTGGATGCGATGTACATCTTGTATGCGTCAAAGGTGGAAATACTAGTGTCAAACTTGTATTCCTCAGGCATCGCTCGTGCGAAAGGAGTTACCTCATCTAACTTACCCTTAGGAAAAAGATAGTAAGCATGAGTCAATGTCCCCTCACAGGAGTGAGTCTTATTATAGCGGAAACTGTACTCTTGACACAAGTTTAATCCCCACTTGATAAGCCAGTAGGCATTATCCACCGTCTCCGCCGCCCATTTGGTACATGGGTGGTTGCGAAATGCCCCCTTCGCTGTTTTGTAGGCAGTGCCGTCTTGCTTGGGAAGAACCCCATAATCATGATACCAGGGAGAAGCAATAATGCTAAGCATTTGGCAGCACTCAAGCGGCATCTTGACAATGTGTTTGTCAGGAAGGCAGATAGCACTTTCGGCAGGGAACGGATCTGTAACAAAGATGTTCATCGAAAGAACTGCATGAGATATCCTAGCCCCCATTGTAGGGTATTGGGAGGGATATCGTCAACGTTTTCTTCCAAAAGTTTTTTTGCGGCAACTAACCGTTCAACACCACAAGCTTGTGCAGATGCTTTTGAAATTGCATTAAATTCCTGGAGTGCTTCATTATCTCCCTGCTTATATCCACGAACATAACAATCTCTTGCTTGACGCATGAGTTCTTCGGTTTCTGGAGCAAAAGTAATTGTTTCCTCTTTCAAAGGAATTTGCATTCTTTTCATACAAGACATGCTGAACTTCATTGCACGGCGAGTATCATCGATGGAAAGAGCATAATCCTCTCCATCTCGGAATGCATATTGAATAATACCATTAGTACATTCCATCACACGCAAAATGGCAATCTTATCCAACTCTTCGTTGGGTAGATTATCATAGAGTTCTTTCCAATTTTTCATAACGAAAGTTGTATAATTTTAGAAGCGTCAATTACAGAAAAAAATGTTTCCAAACCAACGATGTCCCAGGTCTTAATCTTAACAGCAAATGGAAGCATTGCTACGTTTCCAATTAAACGTATCCAACACCCCCAGTAAACAGAAATATAAAGAATAAAAAAGTATCCAACGATTAAACAGATACTTCCCAAAACACGTAATTGATTTGCGTTCATTCAAGTGGTCTCTCAAATTGATTGGAAACAATATCACGAGCATCAAGTGCTTCATACATGTAGGCAGCACCAGATCTTGGATTTGTGTGATCACCACAGGTAAATACATCACAAACTGCCATACCGTTCTCTGGCCAAGTGTGGATGCTAATGTGGGATTCAGCAAGCAAGGCAACAGCAGTAACTCCCTGAGGATCAAACTTGTGGGATTGAATCCCAAGGAGAGTACTTTCTGCGAGAGTGGCAGCATTCACAAGAACATTGCGAATGTGCGCCTCATCATCCAAAAGTCCAAATGGACAACCCTTAAGGGTAAAGAGAATGTGCCTCATCAGCCAAAGGTGGAATCAGGTTCCAGAGCGATGTAATACTTGAGGTTATAACGAGTGTTGGTGAATTGAGAAAGCAGTTTGGAAGAAACAACAACATCATATGCACCAGGAATAATCTTGATGTTTTCTACTTTGAAGTTGAAAATAAATTCTTGATCGGTTTCACCAACAACGATAGCATACTCGTTAGAAGTATCATTCTTCTTATCACGGACCACCAGTTTGATGACACCTGCTTCACCAACGGCAGATAGGTCGGGCAGTTGATACACTGCTGCTGCCTTCACCAGTTTTTCCAGAGATGCACTATCCAATTGGAAACAGACATCTTGAGAAGGAAGTTGAATGTCTTTCTCGGGAGGAGAAATGATAACGTTAGGATCAGCAAAGAAATACTTCACACGACGCTTACCCTCTTTGATACTCAAATAAGAAGCTTCGTTAAAATCAAGATCAGGATCCTGGTGCAGACTCAAACCATTCAGAAACTGATTAAGATCATAGATGGCAAAATCACGAGGAAACTCTTCTTTGATATCTGCTTCTGCCAAAATGTTCTTAGCGACAGAAATAGTACGAAGACGGTTACCCTCTTTCACAAGGATGGAATTGTTGATACCCGCAAAGTTCTTCAGAATAGTCAGGGTATTGTCAGAGAGTTTCATGTTATTCATTGATTGTAGGTTTCGCGTTGTGCATTCTTATCGTTGAAGTGCATCAGAAGCACAGCATAGTGCAGAATCTTCATAATGTCACGACGTGCGGTGCCTTTCTTATCATAACGAGAGGCATACTTGAGAATATTGGATCGACAGAATGCTTCACCATCACCACAAGCTTCAATCAGATCAAGAGTCTGAATTTTATCATCACCAGCAGAGTAGTGCTGATTGTATGTTGCGGAAATATATTCTTCCAGTTCTTTGATAATTCGAGACTCGCTATACTTATATCGGCGGTCAGTTTTTTCAGTCATTTTGTTTTGAATTAAGAATTCGTAGTCACTGTGACCCCAAGGAGTCATCCCGTCATTAACAGGAGTTTTTTTAATTTCAATTTGATCATCACTATTTTTTGACATAGTGAATTGATATTCAGAATAGGGATATTCGTCCATTTTTAGTTCATCATAAAGTAAAGACCAGGAATTAACCATAGCAGAAAAGGAAATCATTTACAAGTGATTCTGCTTTTTCTTTGCCAAACTTGCTGGAAAGATATCCACTTACAGGATCCAGTCGTTTCATATATTTGTCGAAATCCCCGTAAGTAGAAGAAACAGCAAACCCACTAGGTTTCTTTGATTCTAGCATTTCTTTGTATGCTTGTAAATAGGCAGCGAAGTCATCAAGGTAATCATTGACTCGATCCATCGTGCATTTACGAACAAACACATTTTCAGAGAAGTGATTACCAGGTTCAAAGAATCTAAATGTTCCTTCTGCCTTTGGTAGGTCTGGATGAGAGAACAAATAGTTTTCTACTGGATGCTGAAAGTCAAATACAATAATGACCTTCTTATCAAAGAAACCCATCAGATCCATTCCGAAACAGGGTAGATTCTCACCCGTCTTGGGATAGATGATGTTGTTGTAGATACAGGACTTCTCATCCCATATCTCAACTTCTCTAGACTTGATAATGTACTTGTTGTTGTAGAGTTTGGCAGAAAGAGAAGTATTGTTTTCTTCCCAGTCTGCCCAATCTCCTATGTTTTCTAAGTCAGGAAAACACTGAAACAGTATCTTCTTGTAGCCCATCCACAGGGAGTTGGAAGTCGGCGTCAACTTTGTCATAGAGTTCAATGAAAGATTGTTTAGTTTCGTC